CTCTCAATTCGGCGCGGGCTTCTTTGAAGCGATTCGGCAAGGACGATTCAGCCCGGCAGCTGTCGGCGGTTATCTGTCCGGCCTGTCAAGCATTTCTGTTCGCGCTCGTTCTGGAGCGTTTGCAGAGGGCGGATTGGCGGCGGTTGCGCCAACTCCAGCGGCGACCGGCGGCGCGCAAAGTCTGCGGATTATCAACGTCAACGATCCAGCGCAGGCGGCGGAATTTCTCAACAGCGCGGCGGGTGAACAGGTGATCTTGAATCGAATAACAAAAAGCCCTGCGAAGTGGCGGGCAGCGTTGAAGCTATGACAAGAGCAGAAGCTTTTCTAAACGTGACGGACGCGCTGACGACACTGCGCGCGCTCAATGGTGCGCCGTCAACGATCTTCATTATGTGCGGCGATGTGAAGATCGAGTGCTCACGCGGATGGTCAAAAAGCTCAGTCCACAACGGCACGCAGGTTGTTTTTTTGATTTGTGACGATCCATCGCGGAACGAGCTTTTACCGAACGCGAAATTGATTTCTTACGGCAAGCAGGCGTTTGTCGTTTCGGGCGAAATCAAGCCGCCAACAGAACCGGACGGGTACTGGTTATTGCCAGTCAGAGAGGCGTAATTGGCATACTCAGGAAATGTATTCAGCTTCCCGCACAATTGGGAAAGCGACATCACAGAGCGGCTTTCGTGGCTGACGAACGTACTGACGCACCGCGATGGCAGCGAGCAGCGCAGACAGCCGCGTCTCTATCCGCGCCGGATGCTCGAATACTCCGTCTTGCCGGAAACGGTTTTATTGCAAACGCGCCTTGATAATTTCCTCTGGGCAAATTCCAGCGCGGCAATGATCGTGCCGATTTGGACGGATGCGCAGCGGTTGACGGTTGCGGCATCAAGCGGCGCGGGAACGGTCACGATTCCAACAACTACTTACGATTACGATGCGAATGGTTACGTGATTCTCTGGCGTTCGCCTTCGAGCTATGAAGTCGTAGCAATCAGTTCGTTGACTTCGACGACGCTGACGCTTGAGGAAAACCTTGTTTCGACGTGGCCAGTCGGCACAGTGGTTGCACCCGCTCGCCTGGGCCGATTGACGCAATCAATGCCAGGGCAGCAGATCGCACACGGCATCCGCCCTTACAGTTTGGTTTTTGAGATTGACGAAGCGAGCTATTCGACGAATCGCATCACGGCACTTTCGCCAACGCAGTATTTAAGCACCGATCTATTTGAATTTCCGACCGTGCCGACATCTACCGAAGCAAGTGAAAACCTCGATTTCACGTATGAGCATACCTATCCGATCATTGACGCACAGACCGGCGCTGTAGCCCTAGACACGGGCGCGCGCGACACGCCAACGCTGGCCATTCCTTACGCGCAATTGTTCGCCAATCGCGCACAGGTCAGCGAGTGGCTTGGCTTTCTGGATCGCAGGCAGGGCCGCCGCGCTCCCTTCTGGGTGCCGAGTTGGGAAAAGGATTTTCAGCCCGTCACGATTCACAACGGCTTTAGCGGTTCGATTGATTACACGGCGAACGGATACGCCGACTGGATTGATGGTGCGGATGGCCGAAAAGACATTGCAATTATCTATTTGCAGGATGGCCAAGTCTACTCGAAGGGCCATTGGCAGACGGTAAGAATCACTGCCGCCACGAATAACGGCGACGGCACGGAAACGATCAATTGTCCGCTGACGTTCGTCTATGACGAAGATAAAGCAAAGGTGCGAATCAGTTTCTTGCGGTACTGCCGATTGGATGCGGATACGGTAGAGATCGCCTGGAAAACAAGCTGCATCGCGCAAACGAAAGCAGTACTGCGCGAAATGTACGCAGTTCCGTAGCAGTTCTGCCCGCCGTGTTCTTTGACATTGGCCGAGAGTGTCAGAGGGCAATGAGTTAGCGCTTGCGGCGGGCTTCCCATAGGTGAAATGGTTTGAGTTTTAACGCAGTCGAAATTTCGGACTATTCCGGCAATCTTGTCGAATACTTCCGGTTTTTGGTTGGTTCGACGGAATACCTCTACACGTCCGCGCCCGTTGCTCAAACGCTCAGCACAGGCACGGCAGATCAAAACGGCACGTACACGCCAACGCCGATCAGCCTTGGCGGATTGGAGCACGTCTCCGACCATGGCGATTTCAAAATCTCAATCAACGTGCCGCGCGATAACACCATCGCGGCGATGTTTCGCGGCTATGTGCCAGATCAAGGCGTGCAGGTTTGGGTGTATCGCAAACATCAATCCGACACTGAAATCACCACTTGGTTTGCAGGCGAAGTGCTTTCGTGCGAATGGAAAGAATCCGAAGCGGCGCTCGTTTGTCAGCCGAACGTCGGCAAAATGTCACGGCTTGGCCTCTGGATGCGATGGCAGCCAACCTGCAATCTACAGGTTTATTCGACGCGATGCGGCGTTGATCCTGACGACTTCACGGATTCAGTGACCATCACGGCGGTTGATGGATTGACGATCACCGTGAGCGGAATGCTGAGCGTTGCAGATGGCTACTACAACGGCGGATACATCACAGACGCCAGCGGGACGAAGCGACACATTGAATTGCACGTTGGCAATGATTTGACACTGCTTCAGGAACTAGACGGGCTTGCGGTTTCGGACGTGGTTGACATTACGGCGGGGTGCGACGGACAGCATACGACCTGTCGAACGAAGTTCTTTCCGGCGGGCGGTTCGTTGGTTGCGGGCGTCGGAAACATTCGGAATTTCTTGGGCTTTTTTACCTCGCCAGATCGAAACATTTTCAAAGACGGCTTAGGCGGCAGCGCGTCGGGAACGGGGGGCGCATAAATGGTCTGGTACGCTCTTCTTTTAATTCAAATTGGTCTGCAAATCCTTTCCGGCTTGCTGACGAACAAAAACGCGAAACCGGAAAAGAGCCTGGACTTGCCGCACATTGATGCGTCCACGCCGATTCCTGTTCCGTTCGGGCGCGTGCTCATCAAAGACCCGATGCTGCTCGATTACCTGGATTTCAAAGCGGAGAAAATTCAAATCCGTAATCCGGCGACGTTTTTCATCACCAAAACGACGATTGGCTATCAGTACTATATCGGCATGGTGTTCGGGCTGTGCTGGGGCTATGTCGCACACGAAGATAAAACGCGGTTGCTTGAAATCCTGATTGATAATCGAAGCGCTTGGACACCTTCCATCACTGCGCCGGACGGTGACGGCAACGGCATTCTCAACGGCGCGGATGATCCGATTGTTATCAATCGGCCTACTCTGTTCGGCTCGGAAAAGCAGGAAGGCGGCGTCCGCGCGGTTGGGTACTTTTACACCGGGCAGGATTTGACCTCGCCATCCGTCAGCAGTCAGGCCGTCAATTCGTACTGGCAAACGCAGCGCGGCGTTTCGATGCCGAATTACAAAGACATCTGTTATTTCGTCTGGCACGGGCCAAGCTTCGGCACTCTGCCCGTGCCGAATGGCGGCAAGAAATCCGGCTTGATTGGCAACGCGCCTCGCCTCTGGCCTCTGGCGTTCAAAGTGTCGCGGTACCCTCGCTTGCTGACCGAAGGCGTATTGTCGAACGAAATGAGCGACGTTGCCTATGCGGACAGTCCGCCGATTGATTCCTACGTCCACGCGAATCCGATTGAGGCGCTTTACGAAGCATTAACCTCAACGCAATGGGGAGCCGGAATCAGCACGGCGCATATTTACGGCGGGCTTGGCGGCGGAACGGAAAACCAATTCGCTGACGCGGCTGTGACGGCCTATCTCGAAGGGTTGGCGTTTTCCTACCTTTGGACTTCAGCTTCGCCGGTCGAAGAGATGATTGTTGAAATCCTTCGCTACGTAGACGGCGCACTGTGGACGGATCCGGCAGACGGTTTGATCAAAATGAAGCTCGCACGCGCGGATTACACGGTCGGAAGTATTCCAAGCCTCAGCAATGATGATTTCATTGAAATTGAATCGTTCACGCGCGGAAGTTGGCGCGAAACGAAAAGCGAAGTTCGGATTTCGTTTCCGGACCAGTCGAAAGCTGACTTTGAAATGAATACGGCAACCTGGCGAAGTCCGGCTAATTTCCAGATTCAAGGCGCGAACGAACCGGCGGAAATCACCTTTCGCGGCTGCCCGTCGCTTCGCCTGGCGAACCGTCTGGCCGCGCGTGAAGGCAAGGCCGTTTCAACGCCGCTCGCACGGTTGCGTGGAAAGCTGGATCGTAAAGTGTGGCAACTGCATCCCTGTTCGGTGTTCAAGTTCAATTGGCCGGAAGAGGGCATTTCCAATCTGGTCATGCGCGTTACCACGATGGATTTAGGCACATTGCTTGACGGAACGATCACCGTGCAATGCGTTCAGGACGTGTTTGCCGAAGGCGCAGCAACCTACGCGCCAACGGATTCGACGATTTGGACTGACCCTCTGGGCGGCAACGCGGTTGACGCGCCTTCGGCCAGCGTGGGCGAAATCCCCTACTGGTTTCAGCGCGATGCTGTGCCGCGTGCGTTCGGGATGGCTGAGAAGCCGGATTCAACGCACATTTCGTATGAAGGTCTGCTCAACAGCACAGACACGGAAGACGGCGATTTTACGCCAACCGGAACACTGCAAGCTGACTTAGACCAGCTTTCAGGGACCGACTACAACACCGCTGGCTTCACGGTGGAAAACGTCAACACGGACTCCGATTTGATCGAAGCCGGGACCTCAACCACGATTCCAACCGGCGCAGGCCTTGCGCTGATTGGTGACGCGGGCGGTAATCACGAATGGATTGCCTATGAATCCGTGACGGACAACAACGACGGCACGGTTGACCTGGATAACATTTGGCGCGGATTACTGGACACGCCGCCGCGCGCGTGGCTGACACGCGACCGGGTTTGGTTTTTCGCGGCTGGATCGTGCCTCTTTGGAACGCCGTTGACCGATGGCCAGGCGATCACCTTTGAAGCCCTGACGCGCACGATGCGCGATCAGTTGACCGCCGCTGAAGCAACCAACCATTCCTACACCACGCAAAGCCGCGCGCTCAGGCCTCTGCCGCCGTTTTATGTTCGGCTTGGCGGTTCGTATACGACCATCACGCAAAACTCCGGTGATTTGGTGTTTACCTGGCGCGAACATTCGCGGTTGGTTGCGCTCGAATTGTTCAAGCAATCAGCGACAACCGAGACGGCGGAAAGTGGCGTCACTTGGGAAATTGATATTTACGGCGAAGATGGCGTTACCCTGCTTCGCGCCGTGACCGGCCTTAGTTCGCCGACCTACACTTACACAAACACGGACGAAATGAGCGATACAGGGCTTGGCGTGCTGTCTTCCGATTTGCGCTTGGAGTTTTTTGCCCGGCGTGACGGATTGCGTTCGATCCTGCCCTGGATTCGTCGCGTTCATCGAACGAGTGCTTATATGGCAGGCACGGCGGCCAGCGTTTCAACCGTCGCAGCGGCACTTTCCGTTTCCGGCAGTTTGAGCGGCACGGCGGCATCTGTTTCAACAGCGGCGGCGGATTTGGCTGTGGCCCATTCGTTAGCAGGCGCGGCGGCCAGCACTTCGACGGTGACGGCGGATTTGACGAACACTGTCGGCGTTGATCCTGATTTGGTGCTCTGGTTGGCTGCGTGGCAGGAAACAGGTCGAACAAACGGCGACAGGCTCACTACGCTCACGGATCGCAGCACGGCGGGCAACGATTACACCGCGCCGACTTCCGGCGACCGTCCACGCTGGGATACGAACATCCTCAACGGTCAACCGGCCTATTTCTTCGGCGGCGACTCTGATCACAACTACGTCAAACGGGCATCGCACTTGAGCGGCGAAATCGAGGCGTTCTTTGTGATTCTCTTGCCGGGTACGCAGAACGGAAACGGCTTCTGCAAATTCGGCGGCTCAAGTCAGGCGTCACATTGCTGCTTCGGCGGAAGCGGCGGCCAGCTTTACACCGACTTCGGCGCGAATAGTCGGACG